AGAATACGCAGAGATGTCGCGTAAATCTTTTAAGCGTGCTATTGAAGATGGTTACATAGATTCCATCGAAACCTTTGATGCTATCACCCCCGAATCAGAAAACTTCCAAGAACATGTAGACAAATATACATGGTCTAAAAGTCTCATGACTCTAGATACACTTTCCGGAAATGGTAAGGATGATCATTCTCCTACAGAGAAAGCTGGGATGTGTTCTCACTGGGAACTTATGCGTCAGCAGGGTGAGTCAGACGAGAAGTTCTGGATTATGGAACATGATACTTATTTAATAGAAGAACGTTACGAAGCGTTTAAACTACTCTCTGAGTATTCTGAAAATACTCTCTATGCGAACATCGGACTGTTCATGGGTATGTACTGCATGGACAAAGGGTTTGCTCACTGGTCGCAACACATGTTGACCAACAACGATTTTCCAATAAACTGCGGCCCATACTGCGTTCTACAACGTTTGTTCAGAACATACACCACTGACTACCTTGCTCTCCCAGAAATAAATTATTACGGAATTCGCAATACTGCCTTGCATCCTTGGTCTGGATGTGATACAATAGGCGTAGGTCGTGACATTGGAATTTACTTTAATTTACATGATCACAATCGAGCAGGAATTCCAACACCAACAACTCAGTTGATTTCAAAACGTCTGAGTGTTACTCAAGACCACCATGGCTATAAAGATACGCACATACAAGAACCTTGGACTAGACATAAATTCTTTAAGGTAATTGATTGATAAGGGGTTGACAGACAGCGCTAAATAATGTATAATGTATATTAAATCGTGAAAGGTCTTATATGAATTATCAACCATACAATCTCCAAGATGTCTATGACGCGTCATCTCAGAAAAAATTTAAAGTAGTGTCTACGTTCGCTGGCGGTGGTGGTTCATCCACTGGATACCGACTGGCAGGTGCTGACATTCTCGCAGTTAACGAGTTCGTCGAAGAAGCACGGGTCACCTATAAAGAGAACTATCCGGACACTCCAATTCTTCCTGACGATATCAAACAACTATCTGGTAAAGATTTTCTAGAACTCACTGGTCTCAAGAAAGGTGAACTGGACATTCTTGACGGATCTCCTCCTTGCTCTGCATTTTCTGTTGCAGGCAAACTCTCTCATTCATCTGATGGTAAACACTCTGATGGCTGGGGACAGACCAAGTCCTATAGTGATGGTAAGATTGTCGAGAACATCGAAGACTTGTTCTTTGAGTTCTTACGTGTTGCCGAAGAAATCTCCCCCAAGGTAATCATCGCAGAGAATGTTAAAGGTCTAACCATTGGTGAGGCAAAAGAATACTATAACCGCATCCTTAATGAGTTTGAGAATATTGGATATGAGGTTGTCTCTGAGGTTATGGATTCTCGTTACTACGGTGTCTCTCAGACTCGTACTCGTGTAATCTTCATTGCCGTAAGACAAGATGTTGCCGACGAGGTTGGGTTAAACTTCCTAACTATGAATCACTTGTTCCCTGCACCAAGCCGCACAGCGATCCCTCTCAAGGATGTTCTGGTTGGTCTGGAGTATGATAACGAAGAAGTCGAGCGCCTAACAGAGAAGTTCGAAAGAACTGCGTACTGGAAAGATACCGGATCTCTGATGCCAACTTTCCCTGATAAAGTTTTGACTGGGGGTGACTATCATCCGAAGGGTCACCACTTCAATCTCAAGAGAGTATCACTCGAAGTCCCTGCACCTACTCTTACTGCGATGGGTAGCGGAGATACTACTGCTGGTGCATTTCATTGGAGTGATCCAAGAAAGTTGACACTAGGTGAATTAAAGCGTATAATGTCACTACCCGATGACTTTAAACTAACGGGCAAGTGGAACCAGAAGGCAGAACGTATTGGTCGTATGGTACCACCATTAATGATGAAACAGATTGCTGAGTCAGTCTATGATAACGTATTGAAGGTATATAATGAAAGATAGAGAAAGCACAACCCATAGAGATTTTACATTCGGTCACCGCGAAGAAGGTTTCGATAACCATATCGATGCTTCGATTCGCCACTACTCCTCACTACACGATGACGTAGTAAACTTATCTCGTTACTTTGTAGAGAACGATACTAAGGTTGTAGACATTGGATGTAGTACAGGTAAGACCATCGAAGCCATGGTCAAACAGAATCATGAAACTGCGCCCAATGCACATTACTGTGGTGTTGAGTATGCCGAAGTGTTTCAAGCAGAGATGACTGATCGAGAAAAGAGACTTAATGGTGAAGGTCATCACATCTGTTTTCAAAACAAGAACATCATCCACCACAACTTTTCAAACTGTTCTCTTGTAACTTCTATCTTCACGTTGCAGTTCATGCAACCGCTATGGAGAAAGAAGGTAATGCAAAACATCTATGATGGTCTTAACGAAGGCGGTGCGTTCATCTTTGCCGAGAAGACTTATTCAGAGAACTCACGTATCCAAGATATGATAACCTCTACGTTCTATGAGTACAAAGCAGAGCACTTCACCTATGAAGATATTATGGAGAAAGAGAAGACTCTCCGAACTATGTTGAAACCAATGACTTGGAACGAGCTTGTCGCTCTACTAACCTCAGTTGGTTTTGATTCAACAAAGATTCAACCGTTCTGGATGAATCACCTGTTTGTCGGAGCAATCGCAATAAAGTAAATTAAGCCCTTGACACTGGGTACCAATTTTGGTATAATGTCACCTGTAGTCATCAATGACAGTAGTCAGACTACAAACTAAACCTAATAGTCCCGTGGACTAAAAACCAATCCTAAAAGAAAAGGAAATGTACCATGAATATTCAATTTGATTTAAATGAAATAAACAAAAACCAAAATCCCGAAGTTATCTTCGCAAACAAAGTTGGTATCGTACACAAAAAAAGAGTAGTTGTCAAACGTTCCAGTATTGATTGGAGTGGTAGTAAGTGGCAGATTCGTGAGGGAGTGTATGATGAAAAAAACGTAATTGAAATTGTTTCTTCTCTTAAAGCCTATGGGTACTTGCCTACCGAAAAACCACAAGTGGTAATACGAGCACCAGCTGGTCATCTTACGGAATTTATAGGTATCGCTGGATTCAATCGAGACGCAGCGCAAAAATTATTAGGGTGGACGACTACTGTAGTTGATGTAGTAGAGTATAAAAATCCTATCGATCTACGCATATTCTCTCACAGAACAAATCATCAAAAGACCCCTTCAGCACCCTGTACTACAGGTGATTTTGTAAAGTCTGTCGAAGCAGCAATAGAGTCTAATGAAATAGGTAGAACCGAAAAGGAAGTCATAGCACTTGTTGAGGCAATTGTAGAACCACATCGAAAGAGCGTTATCAAAGCAGTTATCAAAACTGTTATTTCTAATATAGAATATGGTAATACTCTACATCGTCCTTTTGATGGAGCCCTTGCTAATAAATTCGCCAAAGATAGATTTGAGATTGATACTGGTAAAAAACACTGTGCGTTTATAAGACCTAATGGTGTGTCAAAAACTACTTTTTTTGACGGTATGAAAGCTAGTCTAGCTTTTAGTAGTGATATTACCATATATGGGTACATTGACCAACCTAAACCTGCTACTCTAAACAAAAAGCGTCAGGTATGGATGAACGAGTTCACTAGTCTCGGAAAGTTTTGGCAGGATGTTGTTCAGGCTGGTTCTGGGACAAGACCTCCTGTAGAGAATTGTCCGTTCGTATTTGGTGGATTCTTACCACAGAATGAGACTCCTGATCCAAGTAAGGGTGGATCACCTACAGAAACCGAATTAGTTTTAATTTAATGATTAGAGAGATTCTATCTGACCACATAACAGGAAAGGTGCCGCACGATAAGGTTGCGGTACTTCTTTCTGGTGGTGTTGACAGTATCAGTGTGGCAATCGCTGCACAGGATGCTGGGAAGACTGTACACGCGTATAGTTTCTATCTCGAAGGACAACCATCTTATGATCATGCGAAGGCAAAAGAAGTCGCAGAAATCATGGGGTGGGAGTTCACAACTATTATCGTCCCTACTGATAACCTAGTTGAAGACTGGCACCGACTAGTCAAACATGGTTGTCGCAAGAAATCCCACTACGAAGCCGCAGTGTTTCCCTTCCTCTATTGTTATGAAAACATGTTAGAAGACTACTGTATTACTGGATGGGGGGCAGACGCCTACTTCGGATGCAGTAAGAAAGCAATGATACGATACTCTTCTTTTAAAAAGAAGCGCAACTACGTCAAGTACTGTAAAGAGAACAACCAGAAGAGAGTTAACTGGAATGAGTTCCGTAATGCCTATCTAGACGGAGATTGTGCAGGACTACAGCAACACACCAATCTTGCAGAGAAGCATGGTAAGGTGCATGTCACTCCATATCTAGACCCACGCGTACGCGAGTTCTTTATGAAGTTTTCGTGGGAAGAACTCAACAAACCAAAACAAAAGAATATAATCCGTGAAGAATTTAATATTGAAGATCTGTTTGGGAAAGTCAAGCCCCATATCAATCTACAACTGGGCGGTGGGATCGATAAGTTATTCGAAACCCTATTGGACGATCCTATTATAAACTATAAGAAACGTCAGAGAGTTATGGACATGTGCCGCGACTGGTACACTGAAAATACTACTTCTAATCTTTCTGAATTTATGTCTTGACATACTCTCCCAATCTAGGTATAATAGCCACATGAGACATACTCTCCCAATCTAGGTATAATATCACCATGACAAAATTTTACTCTTCTGCTATCCGTATGGGTAAGCACATTCTATATCGCGGTTACGAGAACGGCCTACAGGTCAAGAAACGCATTCCTTTCCAACCTAAACTATATGTCACCAGTCAGAACGAATCTGAGTGGAAGACTTTGGACGGACTCCCCGTTACCGAGTGCGTCTTGGACTCTATGTCTGATGCGACTGACTTCCTCAAGAAGTATGCTGATGTGCATAACTTCAAGGTATATGGTAACAACAATTACGTTGCCCAGTATATCGGTGAACAATTTCCCAATAAGATAAACTTCGACCGCGATCTAATCCGGACTGCCAATATAGATATCGAGGTTTATAGTAAGGAAGGTTTCCCTGAGCCAGGCAAGGCTGCATATCCAGTGACCTCTATTGCAATGCGCAAGAATGATGGCACCTACTGGGTGTGGGCATGTGGAGACTATGTCACTACTCGTGAAGAAGTCCTCTATATCAAATGCGACCACGAGATGGATCTTCTCCGCAAGTTTATTGAGCACTGGTCTCACTACGCTCCTGACATTCTGACAGGTTGGAACAGTCGGTTTTTCGATATCCCATACATCGTTAACCGTTGCGTTAACCTGTTCGGTGATGACACGTTATTGAAACGACTATCTCCTTGGGGCGCGGTACGTGAACGTAATGTGACTATTCAAGGTCGCGCCAATCAGGAATACGTGATTGAAGGTGTCGAGCACCTAGATTACATTGAGATCTTTAAGAAGTTTACACTCAACACTCTAGGTCAACAAGAATCCTATCGTCTAGACCATATCGCCCACGTTGTCTTGGGTGAACGCAAGTTGTCCTATGAGGAGCACGGAAACCTCCACGCACTTTATGAAAACGACTTCCAAAAGTTTATTGACTATAACATCAAAGACGTGGAGTTGGTTCACAAGATCGATGAGAAACTCGACTTGATTACTCTGGTACTCACCATGGCATATCGTGGTGGTGTTAACTATGGTGACACACTTGGTACTACTAACATCTGGGACAGCATCATTTACCGTATGCTGAACAAGATGAAGGTAGTTGTCCCTTCCAAATCCGAGAAGCCTAAGACTTCATATCCGGGCGGTTATGTTAAAGAACCTCAAGTTGGGTCACACGACTGGGTTACCTCTTTTGATTTGGCGTCTCTATATCCCAACATCATTGTTCAATATAACATGTCACCTGAGACTGTGATGGACGGTTTCCATAATGGTGTAAGCGTCGATAAGTTCCTTGATGGATCATACAAGGTCTCTGAATCTAACGTCTCTATTGCGCCAACTGGGGTCGCTTTCTCACATGATAGAGAGGGGGTTATTCCTACGGTGATTAAACAATACTATACGGAACGTAGTATTATCAAGAAGGAGATGTTGAAACTCCAGCAGGAATATCAGAAGAATCCGACTAATGCTTTGGCCTATAGGATATCGTCACTGGACAACCAACAGATGGCTATCAAGATTCTTATGAACTCCCTCTATGGTGCGCTCGGTAATCGATACTTCCGTTACTTTGATCAACGTGTTGCAGAGTCAATTACTCTTGCAGGGCAACTTGCAATCAAATGGGCAGAGAGAGCAGCCAATAATGAGATGCAGAAACTTCTTAAAACAGATGAAGATTATGTTGTAGCAATTGACACGGATTCTCTCTACATTCGTATGTCTGCCCTTGTGGATAAGTTTTCTCCTAAAGACCCTGTAAAGTTTCTTGACAAGATATGTTCCGAGCACTTCGAGAAAGTTCTGGAAAATTCTTATAATGAGATGGCAGAAGTTACTGGTGCGTACGAGAATCGTATGGTGATGGAACGTGAGGTAATCGCAGACCGTGGTATCTGGATGGCGAAGAAACGATATATCCTTAATGTACATAACTCTGAGGGTGTACAGTACGCAGAACCTAAACTCAAGATGATGGGTATCGAGGCAATCAAGTCATCGACTCCTTCGGTTGTCCGTGACAAGATGAAAGAAATCTTCCGCGTCATTGTAGAAGGCACCGAGGAAACCACCCAGAGATTTATCCGTGAGTTCAAGACTCTGTTTAATACATTACCACCCGAAGATGTTTCGTGGCCCCGTGGTATCTCTAATCTCGATAAGTGGAAAGACCGAGAGACTATTTTCAAGAAGGGTACTCCCATACACGTTCGTGGTGCGTTATGCTATAACAATCTAATCAAGGAGAATAATCTTGGTAATAGATATGAACT